TGAAATTAACGGGGCCGGAGACGGAGCCGTCGGCGCTGAAGTCGACCAACGCGGTGCCGTAGAAGTAGCTGCTGGGGTCGTTGGTGGCATCCCAGTAAATGTAGATGTTCCGGGCGAGCCCGTCTGAGGCGCCGATGTAGGTCTGGGACGTGCCCGCATCCAAGAACCCGCTGAAGTCCCCGGACGCATCCGGGAGCCCGCCGACATACGTCTTGTTGGCGTCCCCGAACGCCGTGACCTCGTCGCGGTCGCTGGCCTTGTTGATCGACCATGCCGCCTGGAACGGCAGCGGCACCGCCGCGGTCCCGTTGGTCAGGCTCAGGTAGATCTGCCCGTTCCGGCCGTGCCGCCTGCTGGATGGCATCTGTTTTCTCCCCTACATGTTGACGGGCTGCCGGTCGAGCAACCGGAGCAGCTGCTTGGCGTGCTCGGTGAACGTGCGGCCCGCGATCGCAGCGCGGGCTTTCAGCGCCGCCTCGGCGCGTTCGGCGGGGTGGGCGAGCGCCCACCGGATGAGGTCCCCGGCTTCGTCCGGGCTGCTGAAGGCGGGCAGCATCGGGAACAGCTCGTCGGATTCCGGCCGCGGGTCCCGCGCGAACCACAGCCCGGACGCGGCCATCTCGATCTCCCGGGGTCCGACGGCCCACCCTTCGCCTTCGTGGCCGTCTTCGGCTTCGCGCCGGTAGAAGTTGATCCCGGTCCGGGCCCGCCGGTAGATCCCGGCGACCTCGGGGTTGTCGACGCAGTCACCGGTGTCGTCGGTGATGGCCGTCCAGTCGCGCAGCGGGGAGTCCTCGGGGAGGTCCATCCACAGGCCGCCCAGGCGGACGTTCAGCCCGGCGAGGTCCATCTGGTCGAAGAACCGGACGCGGCTGGGGAACCCGGTCCCGACGAACGCGAAGTCGTATTCCGGTTCGGCACCGAACGGCGGCGGGTAGTGGACCCGTTCCCGGTACGCCTGGGGCATGTACTCGGCGGGGCTGACCTGCCGGTAGGCGTCGATGTTGACCGGGTCGTTAAGGAGGCTCAGGTCCGCGTATTCCGCGACTTTCAGCTGGTAGTCGTCCTGGTACGGGCTTTCCGTGAAGATCACGATGATCTTGTGGCCGCGGTCGCGGAGGATCTCCAGGAGCCACGGCTGCAGGAAGAACGCGGAGGTGCACAGGATCACGTCGGGCCAGAACCGGTTCGCGGCGGCGAGGATCGGGTCGAGGGCGAGGCGGCTGGCCTGGTCGCGGTCGAGGTATTTCCGCACCTCACGGCAGCCGCACGGCCGGACCTGCCCGGTTTCGGCGAGCGCGTTGTTATAGAACCGCAGGGCCGCGTCGAGCGGGTATTCCTCGACCGTCTCGCCGAGCCCGGTCAGGGCCTCTGACCAGCCGTTGAAAACGTCAGCCACGGACCAGGACGGCCCGGGGTGGATGAGCAGCCAGCGCATTACACTCCAGGGCATGGAAGGTGACGGCTTACGTGGACCCTGTTACCGGGCTGAGCCGGTAGGCGCACAGACCGCTAGGTCCCGGTGAACGCGTCGCAGGCCACGCTGAACGCGACGGTGGCCACGGTCCCGTCCGGGGTCTGCGTCTGCCGCAGCGAGTGCGGGCCCATGTGGGAATCGCCCACCGTCCCGCCGAGCCTGCGGTCCGCCCGGACGGCGGCGCCGCACGCGGCGTGCAGGGCGTAGGCGCGGGTGCGGGCGGCGGCCAGGTCGTTCTGCCCGTTCAGGACCATGGCGGCGCACCGGATCGTGAACAGCTCCCGGTCGTCGGCGTCGCCGAAGACTTCAGGGTTGACGGAGGCGTCGGCGGCGAGCTGGTCGTCGGCCCGGCCGTTCCAGCCGACGAGGACGGCTTCCAGCGCGGCGGAGGCGGCGACCTGGGGGCCGTCGCGGACATCCACCCCGGCGAGGGCGGGGGCGGCGGTGAATGCGGCCAGCAGCGCGGTGATGGCGTCGGGGACCTGCGACGACCAGGCGGCCATCAGGCCATCACCGGGCGGGGCGGTCCCAAAAGCTCTTTGGCTTTGTCCGGAACCGAGAAAAACTCGCCGGGCTGACGCCAGTGCTCCTCGGAGCCGATCACGCCGGACGCGGCCGTGCCCGGACCTCTTTGCGTCTCCCAGAGATGAGCCAGTATGACCAGCGCACCCCGCTTGTAGTGGGCGGGGATTACCTGGTACCCGGCGATGTAGGTGATGTCGGCGAGGCCGGAGACTGGGAGGCCGCCCATGACCTTGACGAGCCCGGACGGGCTGGCCCGCATCTGGGTGACGTCCCAGGTGACCGAGCCGTCCCACGCGACGACGGAGGTCAGGGAGATGACGGGGGCGGACCGGAGCCAGAATTTCTGCTGCCGCCGCCCGTATCCCCACCCGTAGCCGTAGCCGCCCTGGGACCACAGGTCGAGCTCGTCGGTCACGGTGCGGCGGACGATGACCTCGTGCTTGTACAGCTCGGCGGCGCCGGTGGCGGAGGCGATGAAGTCCCGCAGCTCGTCGTCGAACCGGTGGTCGGCGACGTCCATGTTGAGCTGGCCCTTGGCGTCGTTGAGGGACACCATGGCGGGCCAGGGCGTGGGGGCGGCGTCAAACTCGTCGTCCCAGGACGTGACGGGCCCGGTGGTGACGGCGTGGGCGGTGTACCGGCCCGCGATGGTCGTCTGGTAGGCGAGCCGGTACTGCCCGGTAACCGTCGCGTCGGTGATGGCGGGGGTTGCGGTGGTCCCGTCGGGCAGCGTGATCGTGAGGGTGACGGACGCGGCGTGGGTGAGGGCCCCGGTGGCGTCGAGGACGTCGAACGCGATGGGGTACATGCCGCCTGCGCTGATCATGGGTACTGGCCTCCCTCGGCGTGCGGTAGGGACATCTGCCCGGCCGCGGCGTACGCGAGAGCGGGCGTTCCGGCGGCGGCCGCGGCGGGGATGGCCATGGCGGCCTGCCGGGCGGTGCCGTAGACGGGCGGCGGTGGCGGGATGGTGACACCCAGCGCCGCGCCGAGGGCCTGCGCCGCGGCGGCATGGGCGGTGACCGCGAGGGCCGCGGCCGCGTTCTGGGCTGCGCCGGCTCCGGTGGCGAGCCCGGCGGCGGCTGCGCGTGAGGCGCCTTGCGCGGTGCCTGCGGCGGTGGCTGCCGCGGCGCGGACGCCGGTCCCCGGGGTGGCCTGCCCCGCGGCGCCGGTTCCGGTGGCGGCCGCGGCGGGGATGATCGCGGCGAGGGTCAGGCCCGCGTTGAGCGCGGCGCCTGTCCCGGTGGCGAGCCCGGCGGAAGCATTGGTGAACGCGGCCGTGCTGACCGTGGCGTTCAGCGCGGTGCCTGTGCCGGCAGCGGTGCCCGCTGCCGCCCCGATGGCCGCAGCGGGGCTCTGGGCGGTTCCCGCGGCGGCGGCCAGGGTGGCGGCGGCGGTGCCGGACGAGGAGGTGCTGACCGTGGCGTTCAGCGCGGCGCCGGTCCCGGACGCGAGGACCGCCGTGACGGACGCGGCCGTGGTGACGGCGGGGTTCTGCGCCGCGCCGGTCCCGGCGGCCAGGGCGGCAGTGACGCCGGGGGCGGCCGCCGGGTTCTGCGCTGTCCCGGTTCCGGCGGCCAGGACGGCGGTGACCTGTGCCGTGGCGGTGACGGCCGGGTTGAGCGCGGCGCCGGTCCCGCTGGCCAGGGTGGCGGCGGCGCTCCCCGATGACGTGGTGCTGGCGGCGGCGTTGAGCGCCGCGCCCGCGCCGGACGGGAGGACCGCCCCGGCGCTGGCCGCTGAGGTGGCCGCGGGGGACCAGGCCGCGCCGGTTCCGGCCGCGGCCACTGCGATGACGGACGCTGCGGCGGTGACGGCGGGAGAACTGGCGGCGCCGGTCCCGCTGGCCAGGGCCGCGGCGGGTGATGCCGTGGCGGTGACGGCCGGGTTGAGCGCGGCGCCGGTCCCTGCGGCCAGGGTGGCGGCGGGTGCGGACACCGCCGTTGCGGCCGGGTTCGGTGCCGCCCCGGTCCCCGTGGCCAGGACGGCACTAGCGGTGGTGCCGGCGGCCGTCTGGGCGGTGGCGTTGAGCGCTGCCCCGGTCCCGGACGGCAGGGCCGCGGTGACCGCGGCGGCGGTCGTGACGGCCGGGGACTGCGCGGTGCCGGTCCCGGCGGCGAGGACGGCGGAGACGTTCGTGTTGGTGGTGACCGTCGCGTTCTGCGCCGCGCCGGTGCCGTGCGCCAGCCCGGCCGCGCCGGCCGCCGGGGTCAGGCTGACGTACAGGCCGGCCCAGTTGACGTTCTGGACCGCGCCGGAGGCGGCGGTGCCCTGGTTGGCGTAGATGCGTACGCGCAGCGTGGCCAGCTGGGCGTACGTGACGTTCGTGAAGGTCAGCGAGTCGATGTTGGCGGAGGCCGTGGTTTTCGCGCCGAGTCCGGAGCCGATCAGGGACCCGGACCCGCTGAAGTCCCACAACTCGATCGTCGGGGCGCCCATCAGCGGGCTGGACTGGAACTGGCTGACGGTGACGGTAACCGAGTTGATCGTGTCGCCGGGACTGACGCCCGTCCATGACCCGAAGGCGGACAGTTCCAGCGCGGTGGAGTATTCGGCGATGCGGGACGGGCCGGGCGGGGTGCCGCCGCGCCACCTGAACTCGTTAGGGCCTGTCCGCCCCGGGGGTACCGGTGCGGGCCGCCGGGGAAACCAGACGGGCACCGGCATGGGCTAACCGTCCCTGCTGGCTAGTTGAGCTGCGTGGGCAGCCACTGGGTGCACTGGACGGTGGCGTTCGCCCCGGCGAGGGTGGCCCGCAGCGCGATCCCCTGCGTCTGGGTCGTGTCGACGGTCGCCGTGGTCTCACCGGATATGGCGGGCAGCGGGAACGCGTTGCCGATGCTGGTGCCGGTGGTCAGGGCCTGCGGGTTCGCGGCCAGCGCGGCGCCGGAGGCCAGCAGGCCGTAGAACCCGAACTCGCCCTGGGTGGCGAGCGTCCCGGACGTGGCGACCGCCGTGCACCGGATCAGCGCTTCCAGCTTCCACTGGATGCCGGTCATCGCGGTGGTGCCGGTGCTGATCCCGCCGGTGGTCGCGAGCGTCACGTAGGTGGTACCGGTGTTCCCGATGTTGGACGCCAGGAAGAACGTCAGCGTCGTCGAGGTGGTGGTGGTGGTGACGAACCCGCGTGCTACGACCGCGATCAGCATGCCCGGGTAGAACCCGCCGGCCGGGACGAACGCGTTGTAGTCGGCGGTGTTCGGGGTCGGCCGGGGGCTGATCGTCGCGGTGGTGGCCGTGCTCAGGGCCGTGCCCGCCCCGGACCACACGGTCTGGGCGGGGATCAGGATGTTGCCCCAGTTCTGGTTAGCCAACGCCTCTCCTTGTTGTCAGGGCCCGCCGGACGCGAGCTGCGGGGTTCCCCACGATCCGTACACGCCGCCCAGGTCGGTGCCGGTGCCCGCGTACCGGGGGCCGACTGTCACGGTGCTGGTCACGATCGCCGGGTTCAGGGCCGCGCCGGTCCCGGACGCCAGCCCGGTCGGGATGCCCGACGCGGCGGCCAGGATCTCAACCAGGATCTCGGCGAAGTCGTCGGAGCCGGTCAGCCACGCCATCGTCACCGAGGACCCGGTGGACGGGCTGGTCGCTCCCGCGCTCTGCCCGGCCGCGCCGGTGAAACCCGACCCGCCGATGAACCGCGACGTCGACGGGGCCGTGGCCGAGGTGAACCCGGACCCGGAGCAGCAGAACCCGGCGATGATGTTGCCGCTGGTGTTCGCCGCCAGCGCCGCGGACGGGGTGGTGGTGGGCGCCGGGGTGTTCGCGGTCGCCGGGGTGCCGAACGCGGCCCCGATGGTCTGCCCGGCGCCGGTGAACGACAGCGACCCGCCGGACAGCCCCGCCGGCGTGCCCCCGGCCGCGGTGACCACCACGTTATGGGCTGCCCCGGCGGCGGCGATGATGCCCCACACCTGCAGGAACCCGGCCGTGATGCCGCCGGAGTGGACGGCGCTGCCGAGCGCCGTCATCGCCACGCTGTTGTACGTCGCCGTCATGGAGAACCCGGCGTCGGAGCCGGCGTCCAGCGCGCACCCGGCAATCAGGACGGTGCTGGACCCGGTGATCGTGTGCGCCCACGTCACCGTCGTGGCGCTGGTGCTGCTGCCGCCGGATGAGGACGGGCCTACCGCGTCAAACCCGACGGCCACGGCGGCACCTCACGGGACGGTCCAGGTGGCGTACGGCGGGGTGGCGAGCACCAGCACCCAGTCGTGGGTGCCGCCGGAGTTGGCGGCCGCATTGCTGAACGTCGACGCGATCGTCGCCACCGACGTCGCCCCGGTGAACGGGTCCATCCACTTCGCGCCGAACCCGGCCAGCATCGCCCCGCCGTTCACCGTGATCGTCACGTTCGACGGGATGTAGATCACGGCCAGGGTCTTATCCGCCGTGACCGACGCGGACACGTACGTGTTGCCGCTGGTGTACTGCCCGCCGCCGCCGCCGGACGTGAACTCCGCGGCGTGCGTGCCGCGCCCGGCGGTGACCAGCGCGCTGGTGGTGTCCGGGACCAGCTTGTGCCAGTTGTTCAGCCCGGCGAACGCGTTGAACACGGCGCCGCACAGGGTGTTGTCAACGAAGTTGGTCGTCAGCGCCGCCAGCGCGGTCGCCGGCCACGACCAGATCGCCTCCCGCCCGTAGATGACCCCCCGCGCCCCCGAGGACAGGTACCACCACAGCAGGTTCCGGTGCAGGTCCGGCGCCGAGTCGGTGTCATAGATCCCGTCGCCGTGGATCACCGGGATCGGGGTCGACTCCAGCCAGCCATCCTCGATAGCGAGATATCCCACGTTGTAGCTGTAGCCGAAGTTGAAATCCACATTCGCGCCGTTGGTGGGCAGCGCGGCGTGGCTGTGCATGTCCGTGCGGCTGGTGGACTCCGAGTAGTTCTCCTGCGAGAACAGGTGCGTGTCGCCGGTCGCCTTGATCGCCGCGACCGCCGCGCCGTACAGGCTCTGCTTATCATCGAAATAGTCGTCGCCGATGAACCACGCCAGGTTCGGCGCGGTCTTGTACCGGTTGCCCAGCGCGGTGCCGAGGTTGGTGAAATCGGCGGCCACCTTCCCGTTCAGCGGCCCGCCGGCGTTCTCCACGGCATAGGACGGGATCAGGTTGAACAGCACCGTCATGCCCTGCGCCGCCGCCGACGCCATGATGTAGTCGACCCGCTGCCAGTACGTATTATTCAGGCTGCCCGGGTCCCCGCCGGTAAACGGTGACACGCCGTCCCACGTGTTCCCGTTGACGTTGGTCGCGCCGACGCTGTAGTTGCTGGTGCTGACAGCCGCGATGTACAGGGCGTTGAACCCCTGCGCCGCGCGGGTCGCGCAGTAGGCGTCGATGTCGGACTGCCAGGTCACCGCCCCGCCAGCCGACCCCGCCATGACCGGCAGCGCCCAGATGGTGTCCCCGCGGAGCAGGTACGGGTTGCCGTTCTCATCCGTCAGGTAGGACCCGGTGCCGGACCCGGCCTTCCCGGTGAGGAACGGCATCGCAGGTCAGACGGTGACGTTGAACACGACGACGTTGGTCAGCGCCCCCACGGTCGCCCAAAGGATCGTGAAGGTCCCGGCAGTGACCCCCTGGGCGGCGCCGCCGAACGAGTTGTAGCACATGGCCTGCTTGGCGACCGTCCCGGCGGTGATCGTGGAATCGTAGACGAGGCAGCCGTAGGCGTTGGCGATGGTGACGTTCCCCGCCCCGGCGGTCGCCGCGGCCTGGAAGCAGACGGACGAGGAGCCGGTGTCGATGCTGAACGCCTTGGATGCCAGCGGCCGCCCGCCGCTGACCCAGTTGGTGGCGTCGGTGACCTCGTTGGCGGTGATCCACACGCCCGTGTTGAACCCGGTCGACCCGACCGCGGCGGTCTTGTCCGGGGTGGTGGTGTTGTTGAACAGCGCCGCGTTCACCGTGTCCGCGCTCAGGTTCGCGAACGTGGTGGGCGCGGCCGTCGTCCACAGCCTGCCCATGATCGGGTTCAGCATCGCCTGCTGGAAGATCGCGGAGGTAGCGCCGAATGCCATGGGTCAGTCCTCGTCTTCCGGCCCGGTGACCGAGCCTGCCGCGGTGGCGAGTCCCGCTTGCACGGTGACCGCCGGGGTCTCGTCCTGCTCCTGCTGCTCGCTCACCGGTAATCTCCCAATCTCGCCTGCGCGAGCCCGGCGTTGACCGCCAGGTCGCACCCGTCATCGCGGGTGGTCCGGACCGCCATGTACGGCTTGCCGTCGTCGCCCGCCGCCTGGATCTCGCGGCCGAGGTAGTCCTGCCGTTCCTCGGCCTCGACCTTGCACCGGACCCCCGCCCGGATCAGGGGGGCGGTCAGCCCGTGCAGCGACCCGCACACGTGGAACTTGGACTGCCCCGGCGGCGGCTCGGGGGCGGTCAGGGTGATGCCGCAGTTGGGGCAGTACCAGTCCGTCATCGCGGTCAGCAGCGGCACCAGCATCCGGTCACCCCTCTCAGCCGTGAAAGTAGTAGTCGCAGGTCACCGCGTTGACGCGTGTCCAGGTGGCCCCGGCGGCGATCCACCGTGACACCAGGTCCCAGTCGATCGTCGGGATGCCCGGGTACCACCGCCAGGTGGCCACGTCGAGGAGGCCGCGGCGGTGGACGATCATGGATGTGTCGATCTGGCCTTCCGCCGGCGGGTCCGAGCCGATGACGTACTCGCCGCGGCCGTGGACCGCCATCAGCGGGTAGGCGAAGTCCGCGCCGGTCTCCTCCAGCGCCCTGACCAGGAGCCGCACGTGGTAGGAGTGCCAGGAGTTGTCATCGTCGTGGTAGGCGATGTAGTCGCCTTTGGCCAGGTCGAGGGCGTGCAGCCGGGCGTGATGCCCCCACTGCGCCTCCGGGTCATGCTCCGGGAGCTCAGCGAACCGCACTCCCGGCCGCGCGGCGAACTCTTCCCGCAGCGCCTCGTCCGGCCCGTCGGACACGACCACATGCTCCAGGGCCGGGTAGTCCTGGGCGGCGACCGACGGAATAGCCCGGTGCAGCAGTAGTTCGTGCCGCTGCCACGTCGGCGTGATGACGGTTACGAGCGGGTCAGCCACTGCCGGTACCACTCCACTGTCTCGGGGACGAGATAGGGCCACGGGTTCCGGCACGCGGGTGCCGCGGCGACCACCTCGGCGTCATGTGGCTCACCCGGCCGGCCCGGTGCGTCGATGATGCGTTCCTTCCACGGGTGCCTCGCTGCCGCCTCGAGCGTCAGGTCCGGGGCCGCCAGCGCAATGTCCCCGGCTGCCTGCGCCACGCTGACGGGCTTCCCGCACCCCGCCTCCGTGACCTGCCCGTAGGGGCCGCCGATCGCGTCGGCGAGGACTGCGGCCACGTCTGAGACGTGCACGGGGTCGATGAGCTGCCCGCCGCCGCCGCACAGTTCCAGCGGCAGCCCGTTCAGCGCGCGGCACGCGAACGTCGGGAAGAACTTGTGCACGCTCGCCGGGCCGTGCGGAGGGCCTGGGAGCTGGCCCGGGCCGTACACGTGGTACGCCCGCACGACGGTGACCTTCTCGCCGAGCCACCGCGCCCGGGCCAGCCCCAGGTCCTCCGCGCAGGCCTTCGTGATCGCGTAGGGGTTCGGCTGCCCTTTGTGCCCGGTGCCGATCTGCACCACCGGGATGCCGAGCTTCGCCGCGACGTCGTACACGCCGACCGCGCCGAGGATGTTGACCTCCGCGGCGGCACGTTCGGACCCGAGCAGTTCCGGGGTGCCCAGGACCCCGGCCAGGTTGATGACCGCCTCAGCCCCGGATGTGCGGCACGCGAGATCGAGCCGGGCGGGGATGCGGACGTCCCCCTGCGGCCGGTCGAACGCGACGACCGCATGGCCGCGCGCCTCCAGCTCCGCGCACAGGTGCTGACCGATGAACCCGGACGACCCGGTGACCAGGACTTTCACGCGACCTCCCGGTAGATGGCCAGCGTGTCGACCAGCTCTGACGGGCCGGCGGGGAACAGCGCCTCGAGCGCCTGCCGCACACCCGGACAGCAGCAGTCCTCCCCGAGGTCATGGCAGGCCAGCACCCCGCCCGTGGCCAGCACCTTCCGGGCCGCTTCCACGTCCGCCATGACAGCGGCCGCGCCGTGGTCGCCGTCGATGAACGCCAGCCCGAACGGGCCGAGCCCGTCCAGGGCGGCCGGGGACCAGTCGCGGATGATCGTCACCTGGCCGGCCACCCCGGTCACGGCCAGGTTCGACACCATCGCCTCGTGGGAGTCCAGCCAGGTGTGCGGGTCGACCGCGGTCACGTGCCGGGCCCCGGCCAGCGCCATCACGCACGCGGAGAACCCGAACGCCGACCCGACCTCGAGCACGTCCCGGCCGGCCGCGAGCCGGGCCAGGGCCGCCGCCTCTGCCCCGGTAAGCGACGTGGAGATTGCCGGGGTGCCCGCCGCGGGCGGCATGTCACGCCAGGGCAGGTGCATCAGCTATGCCTCACTGCGACGGCGCGGACATCCGCAGGGGACGGCTGCACGTCCACCACCACATCCGCCCAGCCCGCCTCTATCAGGACCCGCTCGAGCTCGGCCGGGCGGATGTTCGCGTAATGCTCGCCGGGCAGCAGCCGGAACTCCCCGTCCACCGCGGAATGCGGCGGGCGTCCCGGCGCCGCCGTGGTGATGATGAGCCGGCCGCCGGGGGCGCACGCCGCGTAGGCGGTGCGGCAGATCGCCCGCCAGCTCGCGGTGTGCTCGAACGTCTCGGCCGCGATGATCAGATCCCACTGCTGCCCGTCCGGGTCCCATGTCGCGGCGTTCGCGACGATATCCACGTCGTCACCGGGGCGGATGTCCAGGACCGTGTAGACGGCGGCGGCGGGGAACAGCTGCTGCGGGGAGCCGTTCACGTCCCGCCCGCCGATGTCCAGCACCGTCACCGGCTCGCTGGTGGCGTACTTGGCGATCCACGCCATTGCCTGCTCATGCACTGTGCTCGGCCAGCCGCTTCCCGAACAGCGCCTTGTCCGCCTCGATGTGCTCACGGCCCAGCGCGTACGTCTCGTCGTCGGCGGCCAGGCCCCACAGCGGGTGCAGGTGCTCGACCTTGGAGTGCGGTGCCGCCGCCCACGTGTCGCGCTGCTTCGCGGCCGTCACGAGCTCGTCGTCAACAAACCAATGGCGGTACGACTCATGCGCCACGACGCCCGGGCCATCCCAGGACGCGCCCTGCTCGTCGATGTAGGCGCGGCGGACCAGCGGGTGCGGCGAGTGCTCTCCGGCGGTGACACGCGGGTTGTGCAGGTCGTTGGTGCCGATCACGTCGGCGCCGTCGCGGGCGGCGTGCTGCGCCTGGTCGAGCCACCCGGGGTGGAACTTCACGTCGTCGCCGGCGAGCAGCAGCCACGGCTCGGCGGTGGCCCGGTAGCCGACGTTGACCTTCTGCGCGAACGTCCCCGGGCTGGGCCCGTGCCAGGTCAGGACCTGCGCCCCGGCTTCCTTCCACGCGGCGGCGGTTTCGGTGTCGTCCGCGTCGGCGACCGCATAGACGCGGGCGAGCGGCGCACCGGACGCGGCGAGCGACTCCATGAACGGCGCCGCGTTCCCCGGGCGGCGCAGCACCGGGACGATCACCGCCGTCTCCTCCGTCGCCGGCGGGACCGGCGGGGCGATCTGCGACAGCGCGACCTGCCCGTAGTAGTCGTCCTGCGCGAGCCACAGGATCTTCTGGTGCGTCGTCCGCACCCCGGTGTGGACGTGGACGGGGATGCCCAGCGCCCCGGCCCGCAGGCACATGGACAGGTCTTCCGACACGACCTGTTTCGTGGTGGTGTTCGGCACCCGGTCATACCAGGTGCCATACTCGGCCTCGATCCGCTCGAATACGCCGCGGTGGACCAGCAGGCACGCCGCACCGGTCCCCGCGACCTGCACCAGCTGATCCGGCGGGTACTTCCACCGCACGCTGAAGCCCATCTGCCCGTCGTCCAGGACGGTCCAGTCGAACACCGTCGGGGCGGCGCGGCACCGCCACCCGCCCATCCCGTCGGATTCCTCTTCCTTCTGCGTGAACGCCAGCCCCCCGACCACGGGCCGCTCCACGGGGTCAGCGGCGGCCAGCAGCCGCTCCACCGTGTCCGCGGCGAACCCCATGTCGGTGTCGATCCAGAACAGCCAGTCCGCCAGGTTCTCCTTCAGGAACAGCCGGACGGCCTTGTTCCGGGCGTCGACCAGGCCGTCGGTGCCGCATTTCATCGCGACGTACCCGCCGCGGATGATCCGCCCCTCATGGCACAGGTCGTAGCCGATCAGCTCGATCATCGAGTGGTGCCAGGAGTAGGCGACCTGGTGGCCGTTGTAGACGTAGGCGACGGCGACCGCGCCGTCACGGCCCTCCGCTGCCGGGTCAGCCACGCCGCGTGTTCCGCTTCTCGCCCGGCCCGGCGGTCGCCTGCTCCACCGGCGGGTCGGCCAGCTCCGGCGGCGGCGAGCCGGAGAACTGCACGCCGTAGCGGGGGTCCGGCGAGAACGCGTCCGGCATGGCCTTCACCACCGGGTCATCGGCGGGCCAGTGCTCACCCTGGTGGATGGCGCGGTGCAGGGGTGCCACGAAAGCGTTGTACTTCACGTAGACGACATCCACGGTTCTTCTCCCAGGTTTCGGTGGCGGCCCGGGGCACCTGGAAGACCCCGGGCCGCCAGTCAGCTCAGGCGCCGGTCATCGACGCGCCCAGCGCGTTCAGCTGCGTCTCCACCGCGGCAGCCGCAGACGACTGCCCGTTCTCGGTGAAGATCAGCCACTGCGCCATCAGGATCTGGACCGGGGCGTAACACGAATCGCCCGCGGGCTGGTAGGTAACCACCGTCAGGCCCCTCCCGGTGTCAGGCGTCGACGGAGACGCCGAGGTCCGCCAGTTTCCCGTCCAGGGCCTTCATGGCGTCCTTGTCGTCCACGCCATCGCTGGCCGCGATGGCCCGCTCGGCGAGCAGCTGGTGCACCAGCGGGTTACTGGACGCGCCCGCGCTGCCCAGCGCCGCCTTCGGCGCGGGCTTCTGCTGCTCAGCGGGCTTCTGGTCAGCCATCGGGGCTCCTTACGAGTTCGCGACGAGGAGGCGGAACCCGGCGGTGTTGCTTGAATCGGACCCGATACGTGCGTAGGCAAACCAGCCCCGCTGTCCCGTCGGGACAGCCGGCCCGGTGCCGGCCGTGACCTGCTGGAACAGCTGCGGGACCAGCTCGACGGACATGCCGCCGTTCCGGGCCACCACGAAGTTCTGGAAGTCCCCGACGATGGCCTGACCCTCGGCGGTGGTGGTCCACGTGGTGGTGTCGGGCATGTACGCCGACTCGTAGACGGGCCGGTTGAACAGCTGGTCCGCCCAGCCCTCGGGCAGGTTGACCGTGTAGCCGTGGAACACGTTGGCCGCGCCGATCTGCCGGATCGCGTTGTTCACGCCCACGGACATGAGCCACGACGCGTTCCGCCGGTACTTCTGCGGCAGCGCCTTCCACACCGCGTACGGATCCGGGGCGCCGATGCTGCCGCCGGTGGTGACCTTCACCCGGTCACCGGACACCGCGCTGATCGCGGTCAGGATGCCCTTCGGCTCGTTGGTGCCGGACCCGATGGTGAACTTGTTCACCAGTAGCTCGTCGTACCCCTGCGCCAGCAGGGTGGACATCTCCGAGGCGAACCCCGGGTAGTCCATCCCGACCTCGATGGAGTAGGGGATGAACCCGCGGGCCATGTGCACGAGCACGGTGGGCTGCGCCAGGGTCGGGGAGTTGTCCGTGGCCGCCGCGGCTTCAGTCTGGAACGCCCACGTGACACCAGCAGACGAGACGCCCTTCCACTGGTTCGTGTTGACGGTGACCTGCTTGGCGATCGACAGGAACGGATTGCCTGATTCCTGGGCGGTCAAAATGATTGAAGGATCAATGAAAACAGGGATGCCAAAACCACCCGCTGTAGTCGTCCAGTCACCCAGAGCACGGAACTCGTACCACGCCTGTACGGCCCGGT